GTGGGCCATGAAGTTTTCCATGCATCGCCACCAATTAGTACCCACTGATTATCGGAGTTTTTGTAATAACCAGGATTCTTAGGAACAGCAATAGGAGGATTACTAGAGCTAGGATTAGGAATTACTGCAACAACTGCATAGTCGCCAATGCTGCCAACTGTGTTTTCTGGGGTAAAAATGTTGTTTGTAAAATCTACTACATCAGCCGAGTCAGTGATCACAATTGGTGTTTTTACTGTGAATGTAGCTGTGGTTTGATTCCATTCTTGAATACCCCACAACGAAGTGCTGGTATCAAGCCAGTATGTGCCGTCTGCAGGATTGCCAGTGGGACGAACCAAACTGGCAGTGAGCTCAGCAAGATCAATGTTCACACGTTGTATAAACGCACGATTGGTCACACCCAGTGTAGAATACGCTGCCAACAAACCATATTCGTTGAGCTCGTACCCATTGATTGGTGTACCATTGGTAGTCTGATAAAAGAACGGCACACCAAAAGTAGCTGCCAAATCTCGTTGACTTGTAATGAGATAAGTTTTGTTTGCATTGGCTGCAAGTGTTCCTGCTGCCACTGTTGCGCCGTCTGCACTAACTTTGTTTTGTGCAGTAGCAATCAAGAAGTACGGTACTGTGTTGACTGCAGATGGGATATACTGACTTTCGTCAATTACTGTTACTTCTACGCCTGGTGAAATTAAAGCCATGGTCGATTCCTTTTCAAGTTCTAATATTTATGGAGCACCACAGAAAAAGGCTTGTTACGGTGCCCTTTGGCAAAGGCCCGCCATAAATATTCAGTGAAAAGACCAATCTGTCCTGCTTGTAATCAACGTCCTTGTGCCATAAACTATCACCGAGATGGTGTGCCGCACTATCGTGCCCGCTGCGACTCTTGCAATCGCAAAGGCCGTGGCTTAAAAATAAGAAAACCCAGCTGGGAGTCAGCTGGGTACAAGAAAAAAATGCAGTGTGATCGTTGTGGTTTCAAGGCACGATATTCGGCCCAAACTCTAGTGTATCATGTGGATGGGAATCTTGCCAACTGCGATATAAAAAATCTCAAAACGGTGTGTCGTAACTGCGAAGTCGATTTATCAAAATCTGATTCGATATGGCGACCTGGTGATTTGCAACCAGACGGCTAACCAGCTCACGAGTGTTGCGCTTGAGATCTGATAGTGTACCGTTGTTGTCAATCACATAATCGGCCATCCAAATTTCCAGGCTCATGCTGGATTTGTCCTCTGCAGGCAAGTGATCACTACGATCCACCCAGATAGCATAATCAAACACATTGGTATTCTTCATGGCATGAAATTCTGCTTTGTTGCGTAGGCCGCAGTAGATTTCGTTTTCAGTAAAAATTTCCCTGCCCAGTCTTGCATAGTCGTCCCGGCAGTAAGCATGAATCATGTCGTACCACTCTGCTCTGTGATTGTGACGATCTTCAAAACACTGCTCGTAAGTGGTGTACCCGTACTTGGGTGCTAGTTCAGCATAGATAAACTTTTCAGCACAAAAGTCTGAACTGGACCTAAAGTTGTAGCCAAATTCTTCACGCAGTATATCACACACAGTGTCTTTGCCGTGGCGTGCATTGCCAATAATCATGAGTTTAGGTAATTTGTTCATAAAATTGAGTCCTCAAACCAAGTTTTACATGTGGGCCAATCACGGTACACATGTGCTTGTCCACCTGCTGCAATCCACTCATTGCAGTTGCTGTGCCGATCGTCGATCAGGATGTCAGTTGGGTGCTTGCAGTGACGCCACTTGTCATGACTGAATGGGCCCAGTGTTACAGGAATGTCACGAAAATGTTCTTGCGCCCAAAACACTTTGTCGCTGGCTGCAAAAGGCATACTATAATCATGTGGCAATGCTGTCAAGAATCTCAAGTGGCCGCCAGTTTTTTGTGTGAGATCACGGCAGTAGTTGACCAGTTCAACAGCACCTGATTTCAAGGGCAAACTGCGATAAAAATGCGTGTCTGCTTTGAGTTGATCCCATTCTTCTTGGGAAACACGCTCGCCGCTGTTGTGATCCCACCGCAGTTTCAAAAAGTCTTGAGCATGTGCTAGCCAGTCGGCTACCACATCATCCATGTCGAGATATATGTTCATTTGAGTGAAGTTACGTTAAGGTGATCTAGGGTACGCTGTAGCATTCCTATTTGTCTACGGCAGTCTTCCAGCGCATGATGGCTAGTAGGAGGGATGGGCTGATCAGGCCAAAGGCTAAACACTGTGCGACTGTCCCTGACCATGTAGTATTTCCACGGCAAGGGTTTGTGATAGCTCTTGTAAGCATGCTCTAGAATGTTCATGTCGTATGTGGGACCTTGAGCCCATATTCTGTTGGAGTGCCAAATCAGACGTCCTAGCTCGTCTAGAGCTTGATCCAAGGGCACACGATCATGCTCACCAAATGCTTCTTCACGAGCATGATCGGGCTGTGTGGCCCACCAGGCAATTGTGCCATCGTCAATGTCACGGGTTTCCTGACTTTCCAGTGTGATTCGAGCATAGTAACTCTGCTCATAATGGCCCGTGCCAAAAGGGTCAAAGCTCTGTGCAGCAATGGTTAGAATGCAGGTGTTTGGACCAGTTGCTAGTCCTTCAAGATCAATCATTAAGTCTGCCATACTGCAAGTATAACAGAAACATCAAACAAAGTCTATTGTTGCTTAACCGATTACCCAGGTCAATGGCTGACTTGCATCTACGTAATTCTTGAGTTCTTCGATTTTGGCATCCATTTGAGCCTGTGCTTCTGCTTTCATGGCAGCGCCGTTTAGGGTGCCGCCACCTTGCGGACCTGCAATGGTGCCAAACTTTTCACGTGCTTCGCCCACAATCATTTTACAGTTGGCCACCATGTAGTCTTTGATCCATTGCTGAATCTGGTAGTCGCTCAACAAATTGAATTCAGGTTTGAGATTGTAACTCCACAGCAACACGTTTTCACCGGTGCCTTTTGGATCACGAATCAGTTGCAGCTTTTTGGTCACAGGGTTCCATGTGTAATTCATGTAGCCGCCAAACATACGTGCTGCCAACTCAACATACTGACTGTAGAAGTCGTATGTGGCTAGGCCGCCTGCCACGTTGAAGTTCATAAGGTACACGTTGAGACTTGCTTGAGCAAACGGGTCAAAGTTTGAGGCAAATGGACCTGTGCTGTCGCCAAATGTGCGTCTAAAGATCTGACGCACACTGACAATTTCTTGTGGCAGAGTGTAGATGTTTACGTCCTTGACCAGTTCCATGAAGCTGTAGCTTTCTTCATAGGCATTGCTGGCACGTTGTCTGTATGTGCCAATGGTCTTTTGGTACGCTGCTTCGTAGTGAGAAGGATCCAGCTCGATGTCAATGATTTGATCACCAAGCTGGAGTTTCACGTACTCTATCAAATTTTGCTTGAGCGTCTCAAGCGAGTTCTGTTGCTGTTCTGCCATTGGGGGACTCCGTCCCCTTTATTTACCAGCTTTTTAGAATGATCAAGTTCTCTGTACCACGTCCGTTAAACGGTGTTTCTGTAGTGGTCAAGTCCTTGTAGATCTTTCTAGCGGCTGGCTTGCCTGCGGCACTCATGGCTTTGAGCACGTCTGCTGGCTTGCGCACAGTTTTTTGTTGGCTTTCCACTGTGCTAAATCCAATAACAGCATTGGATTTCACTGTGAAAACTTTGGTGTATTCATCTGCCATAAGGTGGATTAGCTTGCGTTTTTTAGTGTCGTACAACCAGGCTTCAGCTTTGTCCACTAAACTTGCGGCCGGTAAGCCTTTGAGTTTGAGCTCTGCAAATTCTACAATACACTTGAACTTTGCGGCACGTTTCTCTGGTGGCACTGCCTTGACTGCTCGTGGTTTACGTTCAACCTTTTTAATCTGTACATAGGCACCACAGTCCGAAATCACAAGCTCACAGAACTTTACGCAGTTCCGTAACTGTATTTTAGACAGGTAGCCGTAGCCCTGTGCCAAGTCCGCATCTTTGCCTGCCACTGCCTCATCAAACTCCACAAGTTTGCGTGTCCAGATTTGCTTGATATCATTGACCATTTGTGGTGCAATGTTTAGGCTACGCATGAGCGCCACGGGTTTGTAGTCTGCGTTGAGCTTGGCTCCAGACGCAATGAAGTCATCAAACAGGCCATCCATTTCACCTGCACATTCAGATACCTTTTCTCGGAGCCTGTCCTGAATGGTAATCTTTGGTACTGTTTCCTCAGCTACTATTTCCTCTGCTTCTTCATCTTGTTTGGATTCTAAAATCTCTTTTAGCAAGTTGTCTAATTTGATCTGTTCCGGCTCTGTGAGCTCCAGTCCCACCATGCTCATGCGGCATAGCCAACCGGTTGTGAGTCGGATTGAGCTGTCAGGAATGCGTTTGAGTGTACGAACGTCGCCTTTGCGACCATGCAATTCCAAATAGTTTACAATCATCTCACGAGCATCTTTTTTGCCATAAAAATAATTGTACCAAGAAAACGCATGACTAAAGGCACTGATACGATTGTCGGCGGGTTGCACTCGCCATGTGGGTTCCATCCCCATAGCATTGGTATCGGCACTACGAGGATTCAAGGGCTTGACAGATTTGGTTGCAATCATAATTGTTCCTTACTTAGTTCTGGGCAAGTGTTTTACGGTGTCAAAAAGTTTGGCAGCACGTTTAACGTCAAAATTTTTGTGTTTATACATCCAGGCTTTTTTGCGTTCTGCCACTTCCAGTGC